GCACCATTGGATGCTAACCCTTGGTTAGTCCTTAGGTTCAACGTTGTAGATGGTGAATCTTTTGGACGTGGTAGAGTGGAGGAGTTCCTTGGAGATCTCCGTTCACTTGAAGCTCTTATGCAAGCTCTCGTAGAGGGCTCTGCAGTGGCCGCTAAGGTGGTCTTTACCGTATCCCCGTCTAGTACTACTAAGCCGCAGACACTCTCTGCTGCGGGGAACGGAGCCATCATTCAGGGGCGTCCCGATGACATCTCTGTTGTACAAGTTGGCAAGACAGCCGACTTCAAGACTGCTATGGAGATGGCTAGTGTACTAGAGCGTAGGTTGAGTGAAGCATTCCTCATCCTTAATGTACGCAACAGTGAGCGCACTACTGCTGAAGAAGTACGCATGACTCAGATGGAGCTAGAGCAACAACTTGGCGGCCTATTCTCGCTGCTGACTGTTGAGTTCCTAGTCCCTTATCTGAACCGTAAACTTTCTGTACTACAGAAGACACAAGAGATCCCACGTATCCCTAAGGATCTTGTGCGTCCTACTATTGTTGCTGGTATCAACGCACTCGGTAGAGGACAGGATAGGGAGTCACTGACTCAGTTCTTCACTGTCATTGCTCAGACACTAGGACCTGAAACACTTGGCACTTACCTTAATGTAGATGAAGCAGTTAAGCGTCTTGCTGCTGCTCAAGGTATTGATGTACTGAACCTTGTTAAGTCCATGAGTCAAGTACAACAAGAACAAGCTCAGGCACAAGAGCAAGCTATGCAAATGGAGCAACTTAAGCAAGCACCTAACATGGCTAAAGCTCCACTGATGGATCCTTCAAAGAATCCTGAACTATTAAATGGTTTAAATGGACAAACAGACACCAACGAGATCCCAGAGATCGAACAAGAAGCAAACATCCCCGGAGGAAGTCCCTTCGGTTGACACAGTTGATGATCAAACCAATCAAGAAAACGCTCCTTACATGAAGCGTACCAAGATTGGTGAACCCACCATCGGTCGTTCCCCCGATTTTGTCAAGACAGTAGGTCTTGGAAATCTAACCGTTATCACAGCAAATGGCAAACGAAATTACACTTAATCCATCCGAGATTGCAGAGGGTGAATTCTCTGCTGAAGAACTTGATTCCCTGGAAGTTGGTGAACGTCTAGCAGAACAAGAGCAACAGCTGTTGGCTGGTAAGTACAAGTCAGCAGAGGATCTAGAACGTGGCTACCTGGAGCTACAGAAACGCCTTAGTGGTAAGGAGGAGACTGAGGTAGAGGCACAACAAGAACCTCAGGAAGAGTCACCTAATGAAGAGGAAGGTAGTCTTTATGAAACGATCATGGAGTCATACCGTACTGGTGAATGGGATCCTGAAGTTGTGAATGCAGTTGAGAATATGAATCCTGTTGATGTTGCTAACATGTTCCTGGAGAACCAGCAAACTCAACAGCAGTCTGCTTTTCAAGCTACAGAAGCTGACATCGAACAGATCCAACAAGCAGTTGGTGGTTCTGATGAATACCAGAACATGATTCAATGGGCAGGTCAGAACCTGTCTGAACAAGAGGTAGCCATGTACGATGCAGTGATGGATCGTGGCGATCCCCTTGCTATGTTCTTTGCCGCTCAGGCTCTCAACGCACGCTACCAGGATGCTGTTGGATATGATGGGGAGATGCTGACTGGTAGTGCTCCACGTAATGCCAACGATGCCTTCCGTTCCCAAGCTGAGTTAGTTGCAGCGATGAGTGATCCTCGCTATGACCGAGATCCTGCTTATCGTGCTGATGTAGCAGACAAGCTTGAACGATCCAACATTCAATTTTAATGAACGACACTAACATCTTCGCTAAAGAACCCACCATGTACACTGACGAATCCTACACTGTGCCCCACAATGAGCGTGCTGAACTCCTCAATGGTCGCCTTGCTATGCTTGGCTTCGTGGCTGCTATTGGCGCTTATATCGTAACTGGTCAAATCATTCCTGGAGTATTCTAATGGCTTGTGGTAAGAAAGGGCATAAAGGTGGCGGAAAGAAAAAGTAAGTCCGTTAGCCTCAAGATTGGCACACATAAATCTCGTACTGGTGGACTCACAAAAGCTGGTCGAGAGAAATACAATAGAGAGACAGGCTCTAATCTAAAGGCTCCACAGCCTGAAGGTGGCCCTCGTAAGCGTTCCTTCTGTGCTAGGATGTCTGGCGTGAAGGGACCGATGAAGGATGAGAAGGGTAGACCTACTCGTAAAGCACTAGCCCTTCGTAAATGGAAATGCTAAATGGCTAAACCTGGACTCTACGCAAACATCCATGCTAAGCGTATGCGTATCGCTAAAGGCAGTGATGAGAAGATGCGGAAACCTGGTGCTAAAGGAGCACCTACTGCAGCTCAATTCAAGCGTGCTGCTAAGACTGCTAAAAAGAAGTAACTACCATGCCTAAAGTCGGAAACAAAGAGTATCCTTATACTCCTGCTGGTAAAGCAGCAGCTAAGAAGGCAGCCGCTAAAGCCGGTAAGCCTGTTAAAATGAAGCCCTCTAAGAAGGGTTATTGATCGATAGAGGCTTAGCCCCTAGCGAGTAGTGCTGGGCCTCTTTAATGAGTAGATGGAAATATAAACGTTCCTTGCTATCTTATTATGATTCCTCTTCTAACTACTCTGTCAGTGATTAGCTCTTGGTATGGTCCCGGCTTTCATGGGAACCTTACTGCGAGTGGATCACGATACAATCAAAACGGCCTTACTGCAGCGCACAAGACACTCCCCTTTGGTACACGTTTGAAGGTGTGCTTAAAGAGGTGTGCCGTGGTGACGGTCAATGATCGCGGTCCCTACATTCATGGTAGGAGCCTTGATCTCAGTAAAGGTGCGGCTGATGCTATCGGTCTCACTGCCTCTGGAGTTGGACGAGTATCCATTACTCGACTTAACTAATTACACATGACTGCTACACTTGCAGCCCCTCAGTCCCGGACTAATATCTGGGACTCTTATTTGAGCTGGGTAACCAGCACAGACAACCGTCTTTATATCGGTCACTTTGGGGTCCTCATGATTCCAACACTGTTGGCCGCTGCTACATGTTTTATCATTGCATTCATTGCGGCTCCCCCTGTCGATATTGATGGCATCCGAGAGCCCGTTGCTGGGAGTTTAATGTATGGAAACAACATCATATCGGGAGCCGTCGTTCCGAGCAGCAATGCCATCGGACTACACTTCTACCCAATTTGGGAAGCTAATTCACTTGATGAATGGCTCTACAACGGGGGTCCATTCCAACTTACAGTATTCCACTTCCTCATTGGCATCTATGCTTACATGGGACGAGAGTGGGAACTTAGCTATCGACTAGGAATGAGGCCCTGGATTTGTGTCGCATACTCAGCACCCGTTGCAGCAGCATCTGCAGTTTTCCTCATCTACCCGTTTGGCCAAGGTTCTTTTAGCGACGCGATGCCTTTGGGTATTTCAGGGACCTTCAACTATATGTTGGTGTTCCAAGCCGAACATAACATTCTCATGCACCCCTTCCACATGTTGGGTGTCGCTGGGGTTTTCGGTGGGTCGCTATTCAGTGCTATGCACGGTTCGCTTGTTACGTCCTCGCTTGTGCGTGAGACTACTGAAACGGAAAGCCAAAACTATGGTTACAAGTTTGGTCAAGAAGAAGAGACCTACAACATTGTAGCCGCTCATGGTTACTTTGGACGTTTGATCTTCCAATATGCATCTTTCAATAATAGCCGTAGTCTTCACTTCTTCCTTGCTGCTTGGCCTGTTGTTGGTATTTGGTTTGCTGCTTTGGGCGTTTCGACCATGGCTTTCAATCTTAATGGTTTCAACTTTAACCAATCTCTTCTCTCGTCTGACGGGAAAGTGATCAACACTTGGGCTGATATCCTTAACCGAGCTGGTCTTGGTTTTGAAGTGATGCATGAACGTAATGCTCACAACTTCCCACTTGACTTAGCTACATACACTGCACCTATCATTGGTTAATTATGGCTGCTGCTACTCCTTTTGATCCGAAGAACTCTTCGGTATCTGCTGTTCAATATGTCACTGCTACCGCTGGTTCTCCTGCGTTTGCTACGGCATATGGTGAGGCCAACCAAACCCTCACTGAGATGAGCCCTAAGGGCACTAAGGTACAAGCTGGTACGCTTGCTGCCTGGACTTAATTGGATTGGAGGCACCTCAGAGTAGGACCTCCTTTTCTTTGGCTTAGGCCGGTTACGACCGATACCCTTTGCCATGACAGTCGGAGAGACGACAACAAAAATGACTATAAAATTTTCTAGGATCCTAGAGAGACAACGCAAACAACTCTCTCTTAACTATTGTGGCTAACACTCTTGTAACTCCTGTAGGTCGGATTAATAATACTAGTTCGACCCCCCTTGCTCTTGGTACTGCTTATGATACCAAGTACGCAACCTATCTGAAACTGTTCTCTGGCGAGATGTTCAAAGCCTATGAAGGCGCGACGATCGCTAAGGGCACTGTGCAGAGCCGTACCCTGAAGAATGGTAAGGCGATGCAGTTCATCTTCACTGGTCGTATGGAAGCTTCCTACCACCAGCCTGGTGAACCGATCCTGGGTAGTGGCGATCCTCCGGTGGCCGAGAAGACCATCGTCTGTGATGACCTCCTCATCAGCTCTGCCTTCGTGTATGATCTCGATGAGACCCTGGCTCACTATAGCCTCCGTTCGGAGATTGCCAAGAAGATTGGTTATGCTCTGGCTGAAGCTTATGACAAAAAGATCTTCCGTCAGATCGCTAAGGCTGCTCGTGAAGCTCACCCCATCACTGCCGCTCCTGGTCCTGAGCCCGGCGGTTCTGTGATTCAACTTGGTGCTAACAAAGAGTATGATGCTCAAGCACTGGTTGATGCCTTCTTCGAGGCTGCTTCTATTCTCGATGAGAAGAATCTGCCTAAGCAAGGCCGCACTGCTGTGCTGTCCCCGCGTCAGTATTACGCACTTGTGTCTCAGGTTGATAGCAACATCCTCAACCGTGACTATGGTAACACCAACGGTA